ACGCAACCAAGATGCGCCAAGTGCTTTCCATTGATTCATTTTGATTGTCCTAACTTTTCGATCAACGCAGCGGCTTTCGCTGGCGTCAAAGCAATTTCAAAGTGCATTTCATCCTTACGGGATTGAAAATCACCGCCCCAAATACAACCATATTTCTTTGCCAGCGCACGGATCATCGGCACTTTCTCGTTTGGGAATGTTCCCACCTTGCCCAGAGGATGTTTGGTCGAATTTAGATCGATGGCTGTACCGCTTGAATGATTGCTGAGATTTGTTGATGATCCACGGATTTCACGGTAGCAATAGCCCCAATCATCCAGTGATCCCTCATCGATCGGCTCGATCAGTTGATGAAATTCAGCTGCTAAACCGATTAGCAATGGCGCAACGGCTTTGTTGCACGTCAATTTGATCTTTGTGCCTGGAATAGTAAATGAATCAATATCGATTTCAGCCCTGACTTTTGATGCCGTCCAGCCGTTAGCCGATTTGGTCATTGCAGTAATAAAGCCGCTTCATCGGCGGTGATTCCAAGTCTTTCAAGTAAAGCCATTTTGTCAGATTTGGCTTTTTCCTCAACAATGTTTTGACTTTTTACCAATTCAATATCGGCTTTATAGGCTGCAAATTCATCGTCCGTCATTTCACGATCAATGATTTCATCAGTTTCTGTGTTGTGGATTCGGACTGAGGGTTTTTTCATTATGAGACTCCGTAGACTAGGACTGTACCTGCTGAATAGTTGCCACCTGCATTTGAAAATACAAGTGATGTGATTGCGGATGTTGTATTAATTGCACCACCCCAATTTTCAAAGTTGAAATTCGGTCCACCAGCCTGATAAAAATTAGTAAAGCGATGGACTTTACGGGCTGTTGTGCTTGTGTAATCATAGATTTCTAATTCATATACATTTGCAGCATCGCTATTTGTCGGATTGTCGAAAGTCTGAATGTATCCAAGTTGAATATAGTTGTTATATACCGATGTTCCATTTGCCACGCCAGTTCCAGTCTGACACGTAATATTCGTCGTGCCATTTGGCGCAATTCTAAATCGACCACCAGCGGTTGCGTTTGTGCAACCATAAACGACCACCTTCAAATCTTTATAGCCACCAGCAACGGTCACTGTGGTTGTAGCGCCCGAAAGTGTTGTGGTTGAAAGCAAAGTCTGACCGCCGCCGCTTGATGGAGTAGCCCAAGATGGTGCTGTTGCACCACCATTGACTGTCAAAACCTGACCTGCTGTGCCAATACCTAATCGAGTAACTGCGCTTGATCCAGTTGCGTAAATGACATCGCCAGCGGTTGTGACTGTTGATTTTGGTACGGCTGCTGCGGCAAGATCGTAAGCAGATTTTGTGGCTGTTGGTGTGGATGCCAAAACTGATGATGTGGTCGATGTGGAATCTGAAAGTTGAACCGCACCTGATTGTGTTGTTGATGCTGATTGAATTCCGACGGTGATTGCACCTGATGTGCCGCCACCTGTAAGCGGTGATGTGGCTGTGACGCCAGTGATGTCACCTTGATCATTTGCGATCCAAGTGAAATCCATATCGGCATTTGTAGCCTTTGAAAGAATTTGTCCAGTCGTACCGCCAAGCAAGTCAGCCATCGATGTTGCAACGGCTTGACCAAAGACTTCAAAATCGGCAGGTAAATCCGTGACCAAATCTGTATTGGTCGGCATTTGCCACGAAAACGGGGTAGTTGGATTGCTCATTTTTTCTCCTTATGCGACGACTAGGGCATTTTCCCACGTCAGTGTGTTTGTGATGGTGTTCCACTGTTCCGACACGCTGACTTCTTCCCACTTCAGCGCCTGGATTGAATAAGCCAGTGGCGACAATAAAGCCGTCACTGAAAGCGTGTTGTACCCTGCCTGAAATTGCCAGCCTTCAACAAATCCAAGATATTGACCAGCGGTCATATTGTCGGGCAAATCTGCAATTCGCAATGGCATCCCCATAAATATGTTAATCAAAGAATCTCGATCCGCATCATCCAATTCAGGGTTGGTCAATTCGTAGGTGATTGATTGCATCATTGCCTGTGGAAATGCCCTTAGTGTTAAATAAAATGCTGCTTGGCTAATTGCATCTGCATTGTCGTGCAGTGTGGTGGTGATGATTTGACCCAATCGACCAAATACTGAAATGGACGTCAAATCCTCGTCGGATACTTCGCTGCTGGAATTAGTACCATATTTGATTGTGACGTCATTGCGTACATCCCCTGATCGGGTTTGAATCTTGATTCCCTGTGCTAGTGCCTGAGCAGCTGAAACGTCCACATAACCATTCGTTGATAGATATTGCGTTCGATGGGTTGAATCAGCGTATGAAATCTGCCCCTGAGCATTTTCGTAAATGTAGCCAAGCCCCGATGTGGCAAGTGCTGAAACCAAAGAATAAACGTCAATCGGATCAGCAGATCGAGCCGCTAGATCATAATTGCCAGGTGTGTCAATTTCGCCAAGCCCGACATTTTGAGCATTTGCCCACGTTTCGGTGGCTGGCGTGTAATTGCCCCAAGTCAAAGCCGCTGGCACTTCCGACCAGTTATTGATCAGCAAATCGGTCAATACTTCAAGAATTTGCGTTCCATCGTGCGCACGATTGAGACTGGTCAGCCAATTTGCTTTCGGCAGCCTTGAAAGCGCACCCAAAGCCACAATCGATATGACCTGATTGATTGCTATTGATCCACCTGTTGTGACTTCAATGGAAACGTCTGTGACTGAACCACCCCAAATTGGCACATAAACACCCGACGAATCCTTGATCGATACACCGACTGAATCATTGATATTGATCGTGACCTGCGATTGCGTCACGTTATAGATTTGGAGATTGCAGTATCCAGCCTGAGCCTGTTCGTAAATATTGGATCGACCACTGGTCGCTGTCAAATTTGCCAATACGTAGTTTTCATACGAAATGCCATTGATGGTCAGTTGCCAAATTGGATTCCAAAGCGTCATCAGAATACCAATGCGGCTGCGCCGTTTGTGCCTCGATAATATGAATTGTTTAGCACATTGATAATGGATCGGGCAGTACCTTCGGGATCGATTGCGCCAGTGACATTCAAATTGATGACTGTGTTGCTGCCCAATTTATTATTTGGCGTGATGAATCCGCTGCTAGATGGCGTAAAGATTTCAGCACCTTTTTCACCGACTAGGTATGACGTGCCAGCCATAACCGAACCGCCAGCGGCTCGACCGCCACCGAAAACGTTATCGATGACGCCGCCAATGCTTTTGACCAAAGGATTGGACGCCACGATGGAGATCAGCGATCTGATTGCCCCGACTGCGCCATTGATGATATTGACCAGGTTGGCAAATAGTCCGATAACTACTCCGATGGCTTTGCCAATGACGGTGAGTGCTGCGCCTAGTACATCACCAATGATCGGGGCAAGTGTGTTCAAAATAAATGATGCGATGTTTTTGATCAGGGTAAAAAATGGCGCTAATTTGTCGCTGTTTTTTTGAACCGCATCAGCAATGTATCCGAAAGCCTTTTGGAGTCCAGCCAAGATCGGCTGAAATGTATCAATGATTCCTGGAATGAGAATGTCAGAAATGAATGACCACCACGCCTGAAATAGTGGGATCAAATAAGTCTGAAATACAAAAATGATGTTGTCGATGTACGGTTGAAGTTTTGTGCCTACTGTTTCACCAAATGCGATGGCTGCTGGTATTACCTGCTCAACGATCAACGTGACCATCGGTTGCAGCGCATCGAGTACGTAAGCCCCGACGGTTTCCTTGCCTTCATCGATGCCTTGCTTTAATCGTGCCATCTTGCCAGCGAAAGTATCTGCCTGGATAGATGCTTGACCGCCGAATGTTTCAGCAAGTGTTTTGGTCAGCGTATCCATATCCATTGTTTTGAGTTGAGCAGCTGAAAGACCGACGCCAAGTTTTGCAAGCGCACCAGTGTTTCCTTCATAGGCTTTGCCCAAAGCATTTGAAACGGCTTCAAGTGATTTGCCTGATCCTGCTGCAATATCTATCGCCAGTGATTGCGCTTCTTGCGCTGTTTTCAAATCGCCAGTGGCTCGCGTCAGTCTTTCAAAACTCGGACGCAAATCTTGATCGGTCAAGCCAAATAGTAATTGTTGCTTTTGTATATACGCCTCAGTTGCAGCAATTTGGGAATCCGTAGCGCCAGTGACATTGCGCAATGTGGTCGCCAATTTTGCCTGGGCTGCTTCATCCTCAATCGCTGACTTCACGCCATCGACCAGCAGTTTGCCAGCGTAAGCGGCGGCAGCGACGCCAGCAGCAATGAAAGCCGCTGATGCTATCTTGCCAAATTTGGTGATTTTGTCACCGAAAGATTGAACCTCAGTTGTACCTTGCGTCAGGCTTTTTTTCAGGTTGTCGATGTCACCTAATATCGCCAGTTTCAGCGTTCTTGAACCAGTGCCAGCCATCACCACTCCTTCGCAATTCTACTGAAAGCATTTTCCCATTCGTTGATGATATATGGCTGTTCGGCTCGCAGGGTTGGATATATGAACCATCCGCGTGATCCACGACCTTCTCGACCTGACCACACTGGGAATTGCTTGAATCTGTTTGATCCAAATTCTGATCCACCCCAAAGATCACGGGTAGTTGCACCACCCGAATACTTTTGCGCAACGTAACCGAATGAAATTTCACCGACCTTGCTGGATTTGCTAACTTTTGATCCATCGGCAATTCGACTGGCGACTTTGCTTTGTTGCAGTGTGCCAGCCTTCGATTTAATTTTGCCCTGGAGATAATCAGCCAAAGCATTTGATACGCCTTTGGCTTCCTCGATTGCTTGATCATCCATCCCTTTGAAAGCGCCGATGATTTTGCGCAGATCAGCCTTGTCATAGGCGATTGCATCATCAGCCATTTCGTTTCTCCAAAATCTCGATCGCGGTCAAAATATCCTCGGCTTGTGTCCATTCACTCATCGGGATATGCGTGGCAATCGCCAGTTCGACGATCAGTCTGCTGAGACTGCCTGGCTTGTGCCTTTTGGGTCTA